GTCGACACTTTTTTAAGTTATTTTAAATAGTAGCAAGATCATGGTAACGAATAACCGAATCAATTAATTTACCATTTTTATCATAGGTATATACTATTTCGGTTTGGATGTCACCCCGAACTTTCACCACAGACTTTATTACAGTTTGCTGATATTCACTATTCTGTTGTGGTGGATTGTGGACTGGAATTGTAGCGTTTATTTCATCCATATTATACATCCTCATCAAAATAATAGCCTAAAGATTTCATAAACGATTCAAATATATCCACCAATTCATCACGGCCAATATCAATATCCATAATATCCACCGTTGTTTTTACCCCAGTATCGAGATCATGCGGATAACAAATTAATCTTATGTGCGGAGTTTTATCGATTTCTTTGTCTGACGTCATAGTTGTGATCCTCATCGAATAAGTCTAGTTGATTATCATTCCGTGGTGGTAACATCATATTTAACGTTTGCGTTGATTTTCTAAAAAACATTTGATTAGCAGAATCAAGCGTTAATATAAAAATATCACCTACATGAAATGGGGTCCGTCTTATATCTATCTTATCTTCCTGATCTGTTAATTTAAGTCCATTTTCATTAATTGAAAAGGTGTAATTTACATACTGCATTTATATACCTCTTATACAAATTGGCGCGCCCTACAGGATTCAAACCTGTGACCTACGCCTTCTAAGTCGAGCTTAGAAGGCCGTTGCTCTATCCAGCTGAGCTAAGGGCGCAAATTCTTTAAAATACATCATCGAGTGGGAATATTTGATATATTACATCACCGACTGCTTTAGCAATTTCTCTATGCTCCTTCTGTGTTCCCTCAGCTGCCCGTAATTGGATATAATGAATCCAAGAACGAAGTGTGCCGTTAACATACATACGTGTCATTGTAAGACCTTCAGGTAATACTGCCCGGGCTTGTTCTTTGGCAATTCCTGCCTGTACTGCCCATTCGTATGCCTGTTTACACCGTTCAATGACAACTAGTTGCCATGATTCCCATCCAGAATTAATTGGATCTTCCATAGAGACTTCTAGACTGTTTTGTCGATTCTTATTATCCTGTAGTCTAGCTTCACGAGTTACAAAGGTCATATCCTTAGTGGGGTCTGCATATCTTTGTGAAAACTCCTGAAAAGAAAACGACCGGTGTCTCAATATTTGTCTAGCGATATCCCTAGTAGTTTCTATTTCAATACATGCACTTGCCATTTCTAATGGAGACCAGTGCTTATGTTTAATTAAATAGTTTACTAGCTTCTCAGCCGTTTTTTCATTGTTTTGATTTGTGGGATTACTTACCCGCGCACAATATGCAACCATCTGCAGAAGATCATTTGGAAATTCACTATCTGCGGGTGGTTGACTATAAGATATAAGTCTCACATTAAACATTGATTAATTAGCCTTCCTTTTGTACCAATGTGTAAATACCCCAAACTAGTCCTGCCCAAGCAGCTAGTTTTGCAATACCACCAAATAAAATAATCGAACCACAAATAGCAATTAATCCGACACCATCTAGTGATGTTCTTTCTTCTAATCTATTTATGATCCATTCTTTTGTATTAAGTAACATTTCCATTTATATCTCCTATATATTAAAATCTGCAAACGTGTCTTTATTTTCTCTATCACCCCACGTTGCAATTGGTTTATCGGGGATAGAACTGCTGTCGCCAATAAGATCGGTTTGGGCAGATTCTTCTACATCATATAATTTCATGCGGGAACGATCTACTCCAATAACGAACCTCCTATAACTGGTTGGATCGTTGTATCTATTCTTCAATTGCTTTACCATCAATTGGCCCATTTCTTCTAATTCCTCTGTAGATATAAGAGCAAACATAAGATCGGCCGTTGCTGGTAGACCAAATGATTCAGAAGTATCCTCTAATCCAACATCAGTATTACTATAGCCGGATCGAGTAGTCTGTGTTGCCGAAACAATTGGAACATTAAATTCGATTGCTAAACCTCGTAATTCTTCTGCAATTGCTTTAATATAGGTATAACTATTTATACTTCCACCCATGGCTTTCATACGGGAAGATGAACAGATATTTAAGTAATCCACATATATGATATCAGGAGCAAATTTCTTTTTAAGTTTTAACTCATTTAATAATGCTCTAAAGTGACCCGTATGCGCTGCGCCTGTTGGATATTCTTTAATAATTAGTTTACCAATGGAGGCCTGGGCAATCTTTTGAATCTTACTATTAAATACATTCTTTGATAACGATTCTAATTGATGAATAGGTAAGTCCATAAGATTGGCGTCGATGCGTTCTGCAATTCGTTCTTCAGCCATTTCCATCGTAATATATAGCACATTCTTACCTTGTTCCAATACCGATGCTGCACAATGACACATAAACAAAGATTTACCAACACCTGTACCAGCCAAACAAATATTAAGAGTCTTGTTTGGTATACCACCCTTTGTGATCTTATTAAAGTAATCTAAATCCCACGAAATTCGTTCTTCTACCCGATTATAAAAATCATATCGTTCTTCTGAATTATCTATATAATCATGGCCAATAGCCTGATCAAAGGAAACCCCTAGAGCATTAGAAAGTATTTCAGGTATAGCACCTTCACTTTTTTCTTTATTTTTGCCATCAATAATCTGGATAGAATTCATGATAGCGATATATACTGCTCGATCCTTACACCACTTCTCGGATTCCTTTATAAGGTAATCTGTATCAATGTCTGACTTTTCTCGGATTTCTGAGATAAGTTTGGCGGCATTATTTAAAATATCATCGGGTGCCTGAATCTTCCTGAGTTCCAAATCAAGAATTTTGCCACTAGGTAGCTTATTATGTTTAGCAACAAACTTTGCTATAAGATCGAATACTGTCTTATGTGTACCCTCAAAATACTCTTTCTCCAGATAAGGAATTACTCGTCTGCAGTAATCCTCATTATTGAGAAGATGATTCAGTATATGAGTCGGCAGCTGATTCGTTATATCCATTCTTTTCCTTTACATTATCAGTAATTATACTTTGTAACACATCACCTAAATAATTCTTAAATTCTTCTGACTTTTCTAATTCATCAATGTTATAATCTCCAGCGTTTTGAATATCATATGTAAAAGAAAGTGTAGCAATATCTAGCTCTTGGGATTCTTTAATAGATACAGTTCCATATACAACCACTACACCTGAGTAGGGAGAACCTCGTTTGAACTTAATTCCCCAGAAATCAGCCGAAGCATTCTCAACAAAAGTATATTCATTTTCGTCAATATAATTATTCATTCTTCGATTATCTCTATTTCTACATCAAGCATTGGTCTATGACCAATTTGATAATGCGATTTAACAAAGTTTTTAAAGTCTGTGCCGTTTAGAATCGGGTCCCAAAATTCTTTAGTTTGTGTATTCTTTTCACGCACCTTGGGATCAACTATTTCTCCTGTGGCATGATCAACTCGGGCGTACCAACCCATAGATGGTTTGACTACATATCCACCCGCCATAGCTACATCAAGTAGTCCACCGAATTCTGAAATACCACCATCCCATGTAACACTAACTGGAATCTTAGATTTTTCTTTCACGAATCGAGACTTCTCTACATTGATTACGAAGTTATAGCCTTTAATCTCTGTGCCCTGTTTCTGTTGCTGGCGACCGATAATCCAAATATTATCTGCGGAGTAGTAAATACCCGTACCACCAGATACTACTGCTTTAGGGAATAATCCAATCTCCTGATAAGTATGATTAACAGCAAGTAAGGGGATATTCTTCATAGTAAGATAGGGAGTTACCATTCGGAATAGCCCCTTTAATGCTTTGGCTCGAGACATATCAGCTACAGATTTTTCATTTAGAGCATCTTCTAGTTCCTTTTTACTCGCCAAATTACCAATAGAATCAATGACAATAATGACTTTATCACCTCGGTCAATATCATCCAACTGATTAACTAAATCGAATTTAAGTTGTTCTACATCGGTAATAGGTGTGTGCAATACTCGACTTATATCAATATTAAATGATTCAAAAAATTTTTGTGGTGCTCCGAATTCTGAATCATAGAATAACATTATAGCGTCACTATGCTCTTTCATATATGCCGCGGCCATCAGTAGTGCGAATGACGTTTTAAAGTGTTTACTTGGGCCTGCTAATACTGTAAGACCAGAAGTAAGACCACCTTCCATATCACCCGACAAGGCCACATTGACCATGGGTACTGATGTAGAACATGAGTCCTGTTCCTGAAAGAATACGGATTTTTCCAATACCTCGGTTGCTTTAATCCGTGAATTCTTTTTAAGTTTATCCATTATAGACATTTTAATATTTCCTCTCTGGCCCTAATTGTAGTGACCGTTCTTTCTTTCGCCAACGTGCAATTGCTTCTGCTTTCTTACGTTTCCGTTTAGCTGTTGGTTTCTCATAAAACTCTTTTTCTCTGAATTCCTGTAGTATACCAGCCCGTTCTACAGCATTATTGAATTTGCGCATTGCAACATCAAAAGGCATATGCTTTGGTGGTCTTTTATCCTTAGAATTTCTTTTCTTAGGACGTAAATCTATAGTTGGCATATCTTCTCCTTTAAAATAATTAAGTATATTATATCACATTTCAATCGGTTTGTAAAGTGTTTTCTGCAACTTTCACTGACTTGTCCATAATTCTATTGCCTTTTCAACAGATAGGTCTTGGACTGATATCATTTCTCCATCTGCTGCTAATTTATATTCGTCTTGATTATTCTTAACCCATTCATCACGTAATTCTTCCCTCTTCTTATTGTCAAATTCGACTTTTACAACTGGTTTAAATCCATCAACGTCGGGTATAATAGTCAGCAGGTATTTTATACCACCAACCGTAGATGCATAGTATGTAAATGAATTACCACTTGCACTCATGCCTTTGACATTATCATGTATTTCAGGGTGTTCATTGTAGAATCTCATTGACTCTTTTACAGGATTAATCTGTTCTTTCTTCCAATCAAGATAGACGTCATCGAGTTTCGATTGAACCCATAAATGACCATACCTACCAGATACTTTATTATGTTCTGGATTAAGTACAGCAATAAGAGCCGCTTCTGCGGCCCATGCTGCAATTTCATCAACACCTGTTGCAATCCCATCTGTTGACTTCGCATACTGCTCTAGGTTACGACCCATAATAAATAAGTTTGCTAGATCGAGCTCCTTTTCTTTAATA